CAAGTTGGGAATCTTTTAGCTTTTCAATCGACGCTTCTAGACTTTGAATACGTTTTTCATAGAATTCTAAAGTGAGTTTTTGTTGCTGATCAAATGGTGCTTGACCATTTTCTATTTCAGTTGTCAGTTTTTCTAATTCACCTGCTAAATGTTCTATCAACATGAACTGTTCGCTGTCGGCTGGTAGTGAGCCCATCTCACCCCGTGGCCATTTAATTCTGAACTCGGTATTCATTTGGACATCCGAATCCATCATTGTAACATTTGTTTCTATTTTGTTAAGCCTCTCAATGATACCAAAATACGCCCATGTTCCGACAGCTACAGCGGCAATCATCGATAGGATATTTCTTAGTGGTAAGGAGACTTCGGTATTTTCATTCAACTTTGCCATACCATGGTTCCTTCTTGTCTGGTAAACTATTTATCTGGTTTTACTGATTGTCAAGGAAAGACTTAAAGGCTTCTTCAAAACCTTCTTCTTTTATATATGCTTCGTTGTTATACCACAGTCGTTTAAAGTAACTATCATAACAACTCCTAATTGTTTGCTCCGAAGTATTTAAGTGTCCTTTTGTCATCCAAAAAAGTCTACATGCTTCTTTGAGAGACACCTGCGTCATAGCATTAATGCCAAGTATGCATACAGTAGATAACAACTGTAATGGGCTATTTGATCAACGCCTTGTACTATCCAAAACTTTTGTGTATTGACTCGTATTTTCTTTCTCCTTACAAATGTTGTTTTTACGTAATCGATAATAAAATGCAATACGAAGTCTAAACAAGCGATAAGGAATGCATACCAAGGACTTACAAAGAAACACAATACGATACCAGTCAAAACTCCGTGGTCAAGGGCATGGATATATCCCTTGCGTGTTTTTAAATCTGCTTTGTCACCTGTGGTAAGTCGACTCTGTAATACAAGATCGGCTAAAGCATGTTTAACTACGAGCAAGTAAACGAGCATAAGGGGACCTATTGTCATTTTGCTGTTTCTCCGCGGGCTTTTTCTGTAGTTCTGGATACAGTTTAGGATTCTTAAGTTTGAAGTTCGTAATTCGTGCCTTGATATCAGCTACCTTATCTTCAGACGATAGGTGTTCAAAATACGTATGCTCCATACGTATATTTATTTTTCTGGAGTGTGAACGATGAGAATATCGGTTGCTACAGGTTTACCGTTGTGATCTGAAATTTCATACTCAACGATCATACCTTCAACAACTTTCTTAATACCGGCTTTGCGAAATTCTGATACATGAACAAAAATATCTTTCTGTCCTTCTTCACGTGAAATAAAGCCATAGCCTTTCACATGATTGTACCATTTCAGTTTTCCTTGTTGTGCCATATAATCTGTGCCCTTCTAAAAACAAGGCGTGACATTAAATAACAACACGCCTTGTAAATATATTTATTACATATTATTTTTTTTGTCTTGGATCTCAGCTCTTCGAGCTTTTGCCAATTTACCCATTTCGCCAAGAGCCTTTCTTGCTCTAGCGGCGGCGGCTTTTACACCTTTTGTATCAAATGACTCAGCTTCTGCCAAGTAAGCTTCGTACTGTGCCTTGATTTGTTCATGTATATCTGACATATCTATCTCCTTTAGTTGACTACTTTGAGTCCTGTCGTTGATTCTATATATTGTTTGGCTGTAGTTTCATTTGTTTTTGCAATAAAAACTACGTTTCTCAAGTTAATGGTCATTTCGGTATCCATACTAACCGTTAAGGAAAATGGCACCATGCCAAGTCCTTTTTCAGTAAGTGTCAAAGCCATGGGCTTTTTAACCTTAATAGAATCGTCATCGTTAACTTTAACAACTCGTGCAACTACTTCCTCACCTGCTACGGTTTTGAAAGTGACAGTGTCGCCTTCTGTGTATGGTTTTTGTATTAACATAATTAACCTACTGAATAACCTGTACCATTGAAGCCTGTATCATCAATGTATTCGATAAGAGCTTCATAGCCTCCTATATAAGTATCACCTATAAATATCTGAGGCGCCGTTCTTGGCTGTGGTAAACCTTTTTGCTCAAAAATATTAAATAATTCTTGAGGTTGAATATCAGTTCCAATGTTTTTGGATTCATATGGAACTTTCAATTTATCAAATTGTGCTTTTGCTTTTACGCAACTTGGACAATTTGGTTTGCTGTAAATGATTACAGAATTGTTTAACGTCATAAAGTAAATCCTTTCAAAGCGTCTTCGTCAACGTCTTGTTTGATTCCACCAATAATATAACTCTCAACTTCAGTTTCTTGTGGAGCCACTTGAAGTCCAGCACTTGACAACCAATGTTGTGTCCAAGGTAACGGGTTTTGATTTAAAGGACGATCATAAATTGGTTTGTAACCAAGAGCTTTTACTCTTTTGTTTGCAATGAATTCTACATAATGATGTAGAAGTTCTTCATTCAATCCAATAATAGCACCATCTTTAAACAAATAGTTTGCCCATGCTTTCTCTTCTTCTACGCAGGTCTTCCACATGTCGTAAACTTCATCTTCACATTCAACTGCAATCTTTTTCATATCTTTATCGTCTAAACCTTTGATCCAGTTTTTAATTACGTGAGTTGATAAGTTCAAATGTGTGGCTTCATCTCTTGCCACAAGTGATACAATCTTAGCTGAGCCTTCCATGTTTTTAGACTCTGCAAAAGAAAATGTACATGCAAATGAAACGTAAAAACGTAAACCTTCTAGTATATTTACGTTCATCATTGCGAGGAATAGTTTCTTTTTGACATCATACAAAGTGCCTTGTTTACGTTGAAACCAATCATCAGCCGCTAATGTAAAGGCATCATAGTTTTTGGTAACTGATTGAGCACGTTTTAAAATTTCCTTATCGTCCAAAATAGTGTCGAATACTTCACTAGGATCTGGATAAACATTTTTAATAATATGTGTATAGGAACGTGAGTGAATAGTTTCAAAGAAATCCCAAGTAACAATACAGCCTTCTAGCTCTGGCAAAGAAACGTATGGCAAGAAAGCTAAACTAGGTCCACGTCCTTGCACACTGTCCAATAGTGTTTGATATTTTAAGTTAGCAGTAAAGATATGTCTTTGTTCTGGTCTGAAGTTGGCAAAGTCGGCTCTGTCTTTTTGTAGACTAACTTCTTCAGGTCTCCAAAAATATCCTAACATTGTTTGATTAAGTTTATCAAACTCTGGAAATTTGAATACGTCATATCGTTGTGTGTTTTGGTCAGGACCAAAAAACATTGTGCTTTTTGTGAAATCCACTTTCTCTTTATTAAATACTGTCTTTGCCATTTTTATTTTCCTCTTCTATATAGCACAGGAATCACAATACTCTTCGTACTCTTCATCCGTTCCCTTAAAATCCTCTCGTTCTACAGGATTCTCTTTTACATTATCATGCCAGCCTAAGGAATGTTGAGGTTCCTCTACACTGCCATCTGACTTATAATCATAAGTATTCTGATAGTATGATGTTTTCCAACCATACTTATAAGTGTTAAGCAGGTCTTTAATCATCACACTCATTGGCACTTCATTGTTTTCGAAGTGCGTAGGATTGTAACTCCAATTACCAGAAATAGCTTGATCAAAAAACTTTTGCATCACAGCCACTATATTTATGTATCCGTCATTATTTGGCATGTCCCAAAGTAATGTATAATGCTTGTTAAGTGATTGAAACTGTGGCACAATCTGTTTTAATGGACCTTTTTTGGACTTTTTAACAGATAAAAATCCTCTTGGAGGTTCAATTCCGTTGGTAGCATTACTAACAATTGATGAACTTTCACTTGGCATTTGTGCAGATAATGTGCTATGCCTTAAGCCGTGTGCTTTGATTTCGTCACGTAAAGATTCCCAATCATATTGTAGTTTTACATTGCATACTTCATCTACTTCTTTTTTGTAAGTGTCAATGGGTAACACACCATCAGCATATTTTGTCCTATGATAATATTCACAAGGACCTTTTTCTTTTGCTAAACTTACAGATGCTTTCAGCAAGTAATATTGAAATGCTTCTGTTAATCTATGCACCAATGTTAATGCTTTTTTATCACCATATTGAACTTGGTTCTTTGCTAGATAATGTGCTAAACCTATGTAGCCTACTCCTAAACTTCTTCTAGCTTTTGTTGATATCTCTGCCGCTTTCACTGGATATTTTTGATAATCAATAATTTCATCTAGTGCTCTTACAGCCAAATCACATAGTTCTTCCATATCGTCAAGATCTTTTAGGATACCAACATTGATTGCAGACAAGATACATAAAGCAATTTCGCCGTCTGGATCATCTATGTGTTGCAAAGGTTTTGTAGGTAATGTAATCTCCTGACACAAGTTACTCATATAAACAGTATCCTTGAATGAACTATGTGTGTTGGTGTGATCAACATTCATAATATAAATTCTTCCTGTCTCTGCACGTTCCTTTATAAGAGCAGAAAATAAAGTCATTGCAGGTAAAGTCTTTTTCCTAATCTTAGAATCTTTTTCATACTTGGTATATAATTTTGCAAATTCATCTGCATCACCAAAATATGCTTCATACAAACCTGGTACGTCTTGCGGAGAAAAAAGAGTTATCTCACCCTGTTTTAATAATCTCTCATACATAGTTTTGTTAAGCTGAATAGAATAATCTAATTTACGTACTCTATTATCTTC